TATCCTGGTTGAGGTACGAGAGTATGAGAAAAATACTGATTTACACCTGTGAGCGATGCGGAATTGAGTTTTCTGGGCGGAATAAGCGGAAAGGCCGCATCCTGTGCTCAAAGTGTACGGATATTGAGTGGGAGGCCCGGCGAAGAGAACGGAAACGGGCGAAATCAAGACCGCATGGGCAAAGCTTGGCACAGGTGGCGGCGGAGGCCCGGGCCCATGGGATGACGTATGGGCAGTGGGTGGCGCGGAGGGGAAATGGAAAATGAACACAACACAGCAAATTGATCTATTCCGCACAGGCCAACCGGATGAAGAGGCGATCCGGCTGCTCAAAAGCTACGAGAGCTTTGCCCTAAAAATGGATCCACGCGGATACTGTGTCTGTACATCCGAGGGTAAGGACAGCCGTGTATTGGGTCATCTCATGCGGAGAGCTGGAGTCAGGCACTTTTACATCCATAACATCACTGGTATTGACCCTCCTGAATTAGTGTATTTCCAACGCAAAAATTTCCAGCAATATGCCGATATGGGTTATGATGTCTATGACTGCATGTATGATATGTCAATTTGGCAGCTCATGAGGAAAAAAATGGTCCCACCGTTGCGACATATGCGGTATTGCTGTGAGCACCTGAAAGAGCGCAAGACGCCGGAACAAGGCAACGCCATGATTTCTACAGGAGTGCGAAAGGCGGAGAGCACAAGACGGGCAAAACAACGCGCAGAACTTGAGCACAACTATAAGCCTTTGTCTCCATACGACCAAGAAGGTGGGGTTGAAGTGGAGACGTTCCGGACCTGTTTTGATAATCCCGATTGGGGCCGCAATGGGCTCTGGACGATAAACCCAATCGCTGAATGGCCGGACCACTGGATTTGGGACTACTCAGAGGAGGCACACCTAGAGCAATGTAGCTTATACCAAGAGGGTTTTGACCGTTTGGGGTGTATTGGATGTCCTATGGCCAGATCATGCAATAGGCGTAAGGAGTTTAGTCGATGGCCAGGTTTCGAGCTGCTGTGGCGTAAAGCATTTGATACACTGGTCAAAATCAGAACAGAACATGGGAAAAAACAACGCTTTGCATCTGGGAGCGAATGGTTTGATTGGTGGATGTCAGACCAAGCGATGGAGGTACCAGATGATGAGATGCAAACCGCAATTTGCGAGGTGACAGACAGTGACAATTGAAGACCTGATTGAGCGGCTGCGGACCGAGAGCCTATACAAAGACAAAGCAACGCTCGAAATTATGGATTTGTGCATGGAGGCCGCCGAGGCACTCTCCACACTCAGGGCCGATCTGGAACAAGCGAAGCGGGGAGAGGGATGATTGCGGGAATGAGAATCCTGGTAGCCTGTGAGGAATCTCAGGAGGTGTGTAAAGCGTTTCGCGCGCTGGGCCACGAAGCGTATTCTTGTGATATCGAGCCTTGCTCTGGAGGACACCCTGAATGGCATTTGCAGGTAGATGCGCTCGAGTTGCTGAAAATGAAGTGGGACATGATTTTGGCATTTCCACCCTGTACCTATCTCAGTAACGCCGGGGCAAAGCACTTATTCCGTGGGGGGAAGCTGAACGAGGAGCGATACAAGAAAGGGATCGCAGCAAAGGAATTTTTCCTGTCATTCCTAAATGCTGATTGCCCTCGAATTGCGGTGGAAAACCCTGTATCAAGCCGCATATTTGAAATGCCGCCCCATACACAGGAAATACAGCCGTGGCAATTCGGACACCCGGTGCAAAAAAAGACAAGGCTATGGTTGAGAGGCCTGCCGCCACTAAAACCGACGGATGTTGTGCAGTATGAATGTGGTTGCCACGAGGCCGGAACATGGTTTATGAGGGGCGGAAAAGACAGACAAAAAAACAGGGCAAAAACATTCCCTGGACTCGCTGCGGCCATGGCCGAGCAGTGGGGATGAGCATGGAATGGAGGGATAAGCATGAAACCAATCCTGTTTAACATCGAAATGGTGAGGGCTATCATGGAGGGGCGGAAGACCGTCACGCGGCGGGTGGTGAAGCCGCAGCCGCCTGCCACATCCGTTGTACGGAAACGTGGTTGTGCTTGGGATTGGTCTTTCTGGGCAGATTGCAATATGGGGCACGTGATGAAGCTGCCATACCACCCTGGCGACATCCTGTGGGTGCGGGAAACGTGGAATGGAGACTGGTGTGACCATTATATCTACAAGGCGGACGGAGGCAGCGCAAAATCCGCCGGGTATACAGCAGAGCCGAAATGGCACCCATCCATCCACATGCCCAGGGAGGCCGCCCGGCTGTTCCTTCGGGTGACGGATGTGCGGGTGGAGCGGTTGCAGGACATTAACCTTGATCCTCCAGGGCCTAAAAATCAGGTAGTTCGCGAGGGGCTTCGCTATCTGAGCGACTTTATTGCAGTTTGGGACCGCACCATCAAGCCCGCAGACCTGCACCTCTATGGATGGGATGCCAACCCGTGGATACAGGTCATTGAGTTTGAGCGAATCAGCAAAGAGCAGGCCTTTGGAGGTGGCGGGGATGGCTGTGTTATCAAAGATTGAGCGTGTGCCATTTGGCGCGCCAACGCAAAGCGAAATCGCCCACTGTGAGGCCGCAAAGCAACATTTCTTGCGGTATTGTGATAGCGGGAAATGCATTAGAGGTCGGCAGCACGCGCTGAAAGCAAGTTGGCATGAGGGACTTTGCGTCGAATGCGCGTATAACCCGTATAACATGGCTGCCGGAGCCGGGTCAGCCAAAGTGGCGCATCAAGTGTGTCCGATGCGCCAGTGGGAGGATACTTACGGATAAGGACCCCGGTGGGCCAAGGAGGCGAGGAAAGAAAGGAAAGCATGACAAGTCAGCAAAAAAAGAATCGCTGTTAAAATATCGGGAAGCGATATGGTTAAGGAGGTCAACATGGACAAGCAAACGAAGCCCCGCATTTGCGAGGTGCTGGAGGAGATGAAGAATGGATAAGTATATCAAACGAGAAGCGTTGTATAAAGAATTGGAAACTTGGCGGGATGCTCACGCCAACATTGTAGATGGATACGGTCGTAAATTACTGGAAGATGTATTGTGGGCGGTGAATGCGCAACCGGGAGCAGACGTTGCTCCGGTGAGGCATGGGCATTGGGAGTTTTTGGGGCCAAATAGTCTAAACAGAAATTGTATGTGCGGA